ATGCTGGAACAAATGGGCATTGCCGCGAAGCAAGCCTCGTATAAATTAGCGCAACTCTCCAGCTGCGAAAAAAATCGCGTGCTGGAAAAAATCGCCGATGAACTGGAAGCACAAAGCGAAATCATCCTCAACGCTAACGCTCAGGATGTTGCTGACGCGCGAGCCAATGGCCTTAGCGAAGCGATGCTTGACCGTCTGGCACTGACGCCCGCACGGCTGAAAGGCATTGCCGATGATGTGCGCCAGGTGTGCAACCTCGCCGATCCGGTGGGGCAGGTAATCGATGGCGGCGTACTGGACAGCGGCCTGCGTCTTGAGCGTCGTCGCGTACCGCTGGGGGTTATTGGCGTGATTTATGAAGCGCGCCCGAACGTGACGGTTGATGTCGCTTCGCTGTGCCTGAAAACCGGTAATGCGGTGATCCTGCGTGGTGGCAAAGAAACCTGTCGCACTAACGCGGCAACGGTGGCGGTGATTCAGGACGCCCTGAAATCCTGTGGCTTACCGGCGGGTGCCGTGCAGGCGATTGATAATCCTGACCGTGCGCTGGTCAGTGAAATGCTGCGTATGGATAAATACATCGACATGCTGATCCCGCGCGGCGGGGCTGGTTTGCATAAACTGTGCCGCGAACAGTCGACGATCCCGGTGATCACAGGTGGTATAGGCGTATGCCATATTTACGTTGATGAAAGTGCAGAGATCGCTGAAGCATTAAAAGTGATCGTCAACGCGAAAACTCAGCGTCCGAGCACATGTAATACGGTAGAAACGTTGCTGGTGAATAAAAACATCGCCGATAGCTTCCTGCCCGTATTAAGCAAACAAATGGCGGAAAGCGGCGTGACATTACACGCAGATGCAGCTGCGCTGGCGCAGTTGCAGACAGGCCCTGCGAAGGTGGTGGCGGTTAAAGCCGAAGAGTATGACGATGAGTTTCTGTCATTAGATTTGAACGTCAAAATCGTCAGCGATCTTGACGATGCCATCGCCCATATTCGTGAACACGGCACACAACACTCCGATGCGATCCTGACCCGCGATATGCGCAACGCCCAGCGTTTTGTTAACGAAGTGGATTCGTCCGCTGTTTACGTTAACGCCTCTACGCGTTTTACCGACGGCGGCCAGTTTGGACTGGGTGCGGAAGTGGCGGTAAGCACACAAAAACTCCACGCGCGTGGCCCAATGGGGCTGGAAGCACTGACCACTTACAAGTGGATCGGCATTGGTGATTACACCATTCGTGCGTAAATAAAACCGGGTGATGCAAAAGTAGCCATTTGATTCACAAGGCCATTGACGCATCGCCCGGTTAGTTTTAACCTTGTCCACCGTGATTCACGTTCGTGAACATGTCCTTTCAGGGCCGATATAGCTCAGTTGGTAGAGCAGCGCATTCGTAATGCGAAGGTCGTAGGTTCGACTCCTATTATCGGCACCATTTAAATCAATAAGTTACACATCATTAGTACCTTCCTTATTTTTTGACTGGGACGAATTTGGGACCGATGGGTTCAGGATCGAGTCTATTTGCCGTGCGTGTTCGGTAAGGTGATTAGGTGCAAGGTGAGCATATCGACGAACCATTTCGATAGACTCCCAGCCTCCCATTTCCTGTAACACTGACAACGGGACTCCGGCTTGAACCAGCCAACTTGCCCAGGTGTGTCTCAAGTCGTGAAATCTGAAATCATCAATACCAGCCCGTCTCAGCGCCGCTTTCCAGGCTGTGTTTGCGTCATACCGCATCTTCCTTACTGTTGGCGCTTTCGTTCCGTCTGGTTTGGTACAGCTTTCCTTGTACACAAATACCCAACGGTGATGATTCCCGATTTGTTTTTTCAAAACGCGACATGCAGTATCATTCAGCGCAACGCCAATTGCGCGGTTTGATTTACTCTCTTCCGGGTTTATCCATGCCACCCGGCGCTGCATATCTATTTGTTGCCATTCAAGGTTGATGATGTTCGAGCGTCTTAAGCCTGTTGCCAGTGCAAATTCAACAACAGACTTTAATGGCTCCGGACATTCATCAATCAGCCTTTGTGCTTCATGGGGCTCCAGCCAGCGGATCCGTTTATTCTTTGGTTGAGGCACTTTAATAATTGGTGCCTTATCCAGCATTTTCCATTCACGCTCTGCGGCTCTTAGTAGGGCCTTTATAAATGAAAGATGCGTAGCCTTCGTTGCAACGGACGCTGGTTTTGGCGTGTATTCTGGAACAGGTTTCCCTTTTTTTCTGCATGCTTCTGCCCTGAGTTTCCAGTTTTCCTCATGACGCCGGTTCGTCATTTTCTGCATTGCTGAATAAATTTTTGATTCAGTAATGTCTCTTAGTTGCATTCCTGCGAAATGTTGAAGCCAGAATCCGATCCGGCTTTTGTCATCGTCCAGTGATTTTTTATGTGCTTTCTCTTCAAGCCACCTGACACACGCTTCCTCGAACGTTATATCAGGTATTTCACCAAGTTTGCTGACCCGCCATGCTTCAGCCTTTAGCTTGTCATGGAGTTCTGTCGCCTGCCTTTTGTCCTTTGTTCCAAGAGACTGTTTAAATCTTTTACCGTTCGGCAATGTGAAACTGGCGTACCATATTTCACC